GCACCAGCAGATACGGACAGGGCAGCGGTTGCTGCGAATACAGATTTGATCATTGTTGTTTAATTACCTTTGTTTACTTGCGGAATTTATACCCGCAGATGATGGATCGGTTCGACTCCCGATCGCATGAGTTTATTATAGCACAAGACGCTCGATGCGTCAACCAGGTTATGCAAGTAATTGCGGCACTCGCCTGATTTGCTACAAGAGTAATTTATCAGGGTTAGGTCCAGAAATCAACCCCCCTTGTGCCAGTTTATGATACGGATATTAGATGACTGTGATAATGTAAACTTATTAGTTTAGAAGTATTAGAGCACCAGTAACAACAACATTTCCAGTAGCAGCAATAGATATGGTAGTGCCTGCTGTTTGAGTTATAGCAGAACCTGCTGTTTGAGATATATTAGTGCTTGCTGTTTGAGTTATAGCAGCACCAGCATTTTGAGTTATAGAAGCACCTGCTGTTTGATCTATAGCACCGCCAGCAGTAATACTTGCGAGACTACCCGCAGAGAATAAAATAGCATCTGTTGCTTTTACAGAAGCACCGCCAATAAGAGTGTTGACACTATAAGAATTATCTCTCGCTTTGATTAGTGGAGGTGTCCCTGGTTTTCCAGCAATGACAGTTTGCGATACACCACCAACCCATTGCTTATAATCACCAAGGATAGACCAATTAACGTGTCCAGGAGAAACAATGTTTTGTGATGCTCTAGGATCAAATTGTACAGATGTTTCTTCACCAGCACCAAATGTCATCTTCTGACCAAAGACAATATCTTTTTTGTTGTCTACAACTTGCTCAATAGTGCCAGCACTCATTTGGATAGTGCCACCACCATTAGATCCTGCCTGAATGAATACTTGTGATTTTCCAATCAAAAATAATTCTTCTTCAGCAGTAATAATAATTTTCTGTGCCTTGATATGCCTTTCGCTACCAGTAGCTTCTTCTACAATATCCCCATATGCAATAATGTTTAATGCTTCTTCGCCATCATCACCACAATTATATTCAATGTGAGTTACTTGCTCGTGTTTTTGTTGCTGTCCATGAGTGTGTATACACAATTTTCCACTAGAAGCACCCTTTTCTACATTTTTTTCTCCCGTAACAATGACGATAGATCCATTATTTTGGAGTGCTAAAAACCCAGCAGTGCCATCAGGACCATCTATTCTCAGTGTTGATGTCTGACCATCAGGATACATACGTTCATAGATCTGTGAACGAGTCAACACACCTTTCCAGCATGTTGTAAACACAGGACCATCTTTTAGACTCTGTGTTTTATCTGCCGTGGTTTGTGGAAAGATACCTGTGGGGTATTCGTTAGCGGGTACAGCGTGTGACATTATGGACAATCAATATAACGACCAGTTCCGATCTTAGTAGATCCAACTGTAGTGAGTGCTTCAGTATCTAGGCATCTAAAAGATGGTAATAGTTTAGCACCATATCCACCTCCACCAACGATAACAATCTCAGGGAATTTTTCAAATGTTAATTGCCTATCTAAAATTCTAGCGCCAACGACAAATCCATCTTCATTGATAACTGCTTCCGCAACACCAAGTTCACCATTTATATACATATCAGGTTCTGATGTGTATCCAATTCCGGGGCGGATTATAGTAAATGCATCAATGATACAACGAACACCAGATTCATTAGCAAGATTTAATTTATATCCGTATCCAGGTGCTTTAATACGAATTTCTGTGATAAATCCATCTTGATCTAGTAAAGGAGTTGCTACAGCACCAATTCCTTCACCACCAATCCAGACATATGGTGGTTCTGCCCAAGGATCTCCTGGTTGAGTGATGGGTATTTCAATAATTCCGCCATTATCATCTGTAATAATAGTTTCAGGAATAACTTCAGGAACAATAAATTCGTCTGTAGTTGTTCCTGGAGTATCACCCTCACCATCATCTTCTGGTGGTTCAGTACTAATCTCTTCTGTAAGTGGCACCACCAGCACATCTGTAGTAGCACCAGTTCCATTCACAGTGAATATAAGCAACTCTTCTTCTTCATCTAAAGAATCTTCAGAAATTCCAACTATTACTTCAGCAGTATTATTATTGACAACAAAAGAACCTGTTGTTTTTCCACCAATAATATCACCAGAGTCAATATCCCCTGTTAATGTATAATATGCATATGTACCATTCTCTACGTTTTCTGTAGTGATTGTATATTGTACAAAATCGCCTTCATTAACAGATACTTTGTCAGCAACTACTTCATATGAAGGTGTAGTATCAGAAGATGGAGTATCATCAGAAGGTGGAGTAGGAATATCTTCTACTACTTCAGGTGGGAAAACATCTGGTATTTCTGGAGTTGGATTTATTGGTATAGGATAATATGGAGTTCCTGGTTCTCTTATATTACGTTCTGTGATTACACACCTACCAACATTTTTTATAAACGTAGATCTAATTCGACTACCTTCACCAGGAGAATTTTTCTTCAGAATAACAAAAAAGTCTTCATCACCTTCGTTTTCTGATGAATGGAAAGTTTTAATAGTAATACTTTTTACAGTTTCTCCTGGAGCAAATCCAAGAATACCACTATCAGACAAGTAATCTTCATCTGGAGTAGCAGTTCCTTTTCTAGATGTTCTATAAGACACAGATGAAGCAGATTCAGTAACTCCAGTTCTAGTTACCTGGAATACAGCATCAAATCCCTCCTCTACAATAATATCAGATATCGTATAAACAATTTTTGGTGTTTTTGTTGGTTTATCACTGTAACGAGGAACTCCACCAGTAAACCCAACTGTTGTAATAGATAATGGTTTTCCAGTATAAGCATCTTCACAGGTATACTGATTAAAGTCAGCTCCTGTAGCAGGGAATAAATTATCAATGTTGGAAAGAAGATCATCTAGGAAATCATTTCCTTTTTTGTCATCTTTATCTTTTTTCTCACCATCTGTACAAATTTGTTTGTATCCGGCACATTCATTATTAGGTCCAGAGCAAGAAATACCAAGTAATTTTAAGACGAAATTAATTGCTCCACCTAAAATATTAAGTGGTCCGGCAATAGCACCAAGAATATCCTGAATAGGTCCAAGGATACTGCTGAGTATAGTCTCCATCAATGAATTAATCTTTGATAGAATACCATTTACTAGTGTGTCTACTTGACATGCTGCAGCACGATAAACCTGATTAACTAGACCCATTAAAACGTTCGTCAACCATCCTGCCAAACGATCTCCAAGATCTGCCATTTTACACCCAAGATCTTTAAGCAGATTATTGAACCATTCTGTAACTGGAGTAAGGGCATTTCCAGTTTCATTTGGATACAATACTGCTTTAATTAGATCCTTAACAGCATTAGTAAGTTTCTCAAGCACAAAACCTTTTACCTTTGCGATAAAATGCCTGATTACAGCCATAAACTTATTGACATACTTTCTTGCTATGCCAATACCACTATTAATTGTTCCACTGATAGGACTGATCAAATACGTGCCAATGTTTCCATCATTTTTCTGAACTTCATTTAAAAATTCACCAAGTAAAATTTTGGTTTTGTCAGTTAAATTTTGTTTGTCGCATTTTTCTGCTACAGATTGACACCATTTTTCATCATCCCGACCCCTCAGCATTCTTGGAGGTATTGGGACTGTATCATCACCAGTTGGCAAAGCACCAGTGGTTTTGTTTGTTTCTCCTTCTCCACCTTCCCGATTTTCTGGTGCTGGTTGTCCGTCTGTAACAGGATTTACTGGATTATCAACTGTATTATTGACTGTTCCAAAAGCTGTGCTCTCACCAGGTCTCTCACTCTTAGAGATAGTTGTAGCACCAGGAGTTTGTCCAATAGAACCCATAATAATGGGTTTCTGCTTTAAGTGATCTAAGTAAAAACCAACAACCCAACACCCCTTAATAAGTTGTGGATGTGCTCCACCAACATTACCAGGCATGAAGGGCACATTGACTGGCATCATCACATTTGCCCATGGCAAGTCTGACGTATCAAGGATCTCCTTACTTTGAGGATGATCACCTACGATACGAACCTTAAAACGGTATCCGCCTTTATTGTTTTTTTCTTCTGCGGCAGTTTGTTCGACTTGACCCACCCACCAATTGAACCCATCGGATCCGATGCGCTGAGTTGGGATCAACTGTGATAATAGTTGGTCCATGTTAATTAATCATCAAAGACTTTACACTCTAGTGCGCTTGGTTCCATTTCACAAAACAATTCTAAAGGTGAGGGATCATGATGATCTCCTGCCTCAATTTCTTGTTTGTGATTTTCTGCATAAACTTCAAGTTCCTGAAGTTCACCTTCGATATGACGACGTTGGTTAGGAGAAGTCATAGGATTGTCAAGGATCTCTTTGTCCTTAGCAATATGTGCTTCGATATTTTCCATAAGTAATTGCTTCTACGTTTTTATTTAGTGCCGTGGTTTGATGGTCTATCTTTAAGACCATATGAATCTCTCATGAGTCTGAGAGTTGTTGTGAATCTACCATTAGTTCCGACTGTAGTATCATAGGTATGAGTTGCCTCGTTGATTAAATAAGTTCCACTAGATTCTGTATCGTATTGATCTTTTCTTGCTTCAGCATTTGGAAGTTTACTCGATAACCTAATGTCAATTTTATCACCCGCACAAATATCAGGATTTCCAGGAATTACTATGGTGCATATTTGGTTCTTTAATAACTGATATCTCGCGAGAGATTGTGCAGCATAAAATTTCTGCCAGTCAGCAAACTTAGTTGGATCTGTACTACCATCTTTTGGATCGGGTGAAGCGGGGGTTTTTTCGTTATACCATGATTCGTGATCTAAGTAGATAGACATAATTCTACTCGGATAATCAGATAATTCAATCTGATTTGAGGGAATCAAAGTAATTCCTTCTTGACCACCCAAATGTGCCATATTATCATAACTGTCTTTAATCTTGTAAACATACTCTTCATACTGTCCCGTGGAGTGGTTGAAGAACACTACCATAGAAGAATATTTACCTCTGCGTAATGATGACATTAAATCAAGTTCAGATCCAAAAGTAGATCGATATACCACAAACCTATCGTCTGCTCCATCACCTTGATTAGCAATTTTCTCTATGTAAGGACCCCACGAAGGTGATTTTAATTTTTTTGATTTAAGACTACTATCATCATTTGCACATAAAGAATCAACTGAGAAAAAATTATAACCTCGTTTAGATTCCCAGAAAAAGAACCCAGCACTTCCTCTCACACTTTGAGATGTATTTGTTTGTGATGTTGTTGTGTCTTTTGTTTGATCAAATTTTGCTTGTGGAGAGACACTTTTTACTGCCATCGCATTAACTAAATCAAAAACTCTTTTTCTATTTGGTAAAATTTTTGTATCAAATAAAGATGGTTCGCTAAAAAATTCTTTTTGTGTATTTAAACTTTCTTGTAGTAGGTTAGAGATAATTTTTTCAGGATTTCCCTGTAGAGGTTTTGTAACTCTAGTAACTTCGTTGTTAAGAGCCTCTGGTGATATAAGTCCAATTGTATATGCTTGTTTTTGATTCTGAGCAAATCTATTGCCTATTTTCCATATCGCCAAAGAATAAGTAAGAGATTCATTTATACTAGTAGATACTTCAATTTCAACTATTTCTCCACCCTGTACAGGCAATCCTTGTAGTAATCCACCACTATCAACTACCACCATAGTTGCCGACAAAAATGGAGATGTAATAGTTTCAACGTAATTGAAAGAATTTATCAGAGTTGTTATTGGAATAGGTTTACCACCACTATTTGGATATATCTTTACTGCGGTTAATCCAAAGTCCGTGTTAGATTTAAATTTTGTCATGAGAATGTAGCTTCTTGGAAGGCATAGATGATTGTTCCCATATCAGCAGACCCAGGTCCCGGTGATATATCTGCCGGAGCATTTCCACCATTGTTAGAACCAGGTGACATATTAGTAATGTTGTTAATATTAGTAGTATTCCCTGTAGATGCCATTGCCAATTCTTGTGACCTAGTATTAAGAGCAGTGGAAGTATCAGCAGATGCAGAAGCAAGTTTATTTGTGTCATTATCTACTGGATTTAAGGAACTTACTTCTTTTGGTTTAGCAGCCTCCATTAATTGCTCTTTTAACCCAAGGTTTTTACCTTTAGTATCAATGGGCATGATCATACCCAACGCACCTTTTCTCATGATTTTATATCCACCACTATCATTCTTAATAGCACGAAACTGGTTATCAGAACCAAAATCAATAAACGACTGGTCACCCAGACTTGGTAATGATTTTGCCCAGTCACCACCTGTTGTAGCGGCAGCTGCTTGTTTCGCTTTGAATGCTGCTGCTTGTCGTTTTGCAATCGCAGCAAGTTTTTTTTGATATTCAGCCTTTTGTTCTGGTGTTGCATTTGCTCCAGGAATTTCACTAGGATCTAGAGTTAATGGACCACCATCTGGCGGGTCTGGAGTTGGGTCTGGTTTATTATTTAACGCCTTCTCTTTTTCTAATGCTTTAGCAATAACTTCTGGACTAATTGAAGCTGCGTTACCAGCATCGCCATAATCAGCGTACAAACTTTCACCTTTTTTAATGTCTCTTGCAGGTACTCCATTAGCATATTCACCCTTCTTCATATCACGAGGAACACCAACAGAAGCAAATTCTGCTGCTAATGCCATCTGTGCTTTTTCTAAAGACGAACCCTCTGCTCCTTTTAAGTAGTTTCCAACAGATGGTCTTTTTTGATCGATCACATATTGTTTAAATTTATCCTGAGTTTCTTCGTTAAAAATATCATCTCTACTAATACCCGCACCACTCACAAAACCTTTCATTGTGTCTGGGATAATTTGATACTTACCAACAGCAAATAACGTTCCCTTTGCTTGCTCATCCATAACTTGACCAACAGTCATCTTAGAAATTGCTTTAGGTGGTGTGTATCCAGCCTGAGATCCAGCTCTACCGGTATTATAAGAATCAATTCCACCTTCTCCCCCAGAAATAGTAGAGAAAAGATCGTTTCCGACTTTTGCACCGCCGCCGTTGCCGCGACGGTCACCGCCACCGGGAAGAAAACTTAATAACCGGCTCCATATATTATCAGCACCTCCAGCACCAGGGATCAGACTTTTCAATATATTTTTCAATGCATCGACAAAGTTTGCCCATCCATTTTGTTTGTCATAATACTGAGAAAGTCCTTGTGCCTGAAGTTTTGCGAATTTACTTTTATTTTTAAACTGTGCGTCTAAAATACCTTCACCAAAGTTAAGGAAAGTTTTTCTGCCTTCAGCACCCTCAAGTGGGAAAACACCTTCTTTACCCTTTTCACCAACTAGTCCAAGAGTAGCATCAGAAATAATACCACCTTCGGCAAATGGGACTACTCCCATATCTCTAGCAGCCAAAGCAGCGTCAATACCAACAGACCCGGCAGTTCCAATACCAGGAACAGTAGATGCTGCTCCAGATGCTAATTCAAGACCAGCACCAAGGAAATCGCCTTGCATTGCTCTCTGAGCAGCGAAAATAGCACCTAGTCCTAATCCTACTAATGGAATTTTTTTACCTAAACTCTTCGCAAGTGCTCCACCTGCCACTTTACCAACTGATTGAGCTCCTAGTTTGGCACCCATTCTGGCACCAAAACCACCTGCTAGTTTGCCACCAAGAGCAATACCTAACCTAGCACCAGTTCTGCCAGCACCTCTTTTGGCAGCACCCTTGAGCATATTTTTTGCCAGCACTTTGCCGCCAATACCCATACCAGGACCACCGCCTCTTGACGATCCTCCTGCCCCAGACATAGCACCGGTAGCGGCACGTAAAAGACCTTGATAAGCAGAATTACTAGAAAGGTCCTGACCATTCTCAAGAGCACTTTCTTCCGCAGCTGCTTTTGATTTTCTCGCTAATTTATCTGTTTGTTGTCGCTGCGCCCCAGCGATCATTTTTTGCTGATTAGATTGCTCTTTAGTAGCAGAAACTAAACTCATCGTGACAAACGTTAGTCTGTCAATTGCCTGAACTACTTCTTCAGATCCACCACCACTATCACCGAAAGTATCAAGGCGTTTGGTGAACATATCACCACCACCAAGATCTCTCTCCACACCAAGATTCGTAGCGCCAATATCTACAATAGAGTCGCCAAAATAACCTTCTCCTGTTATACCTTTTCTTCGCGAAACTCCAGGTGTAGCAGCACCACCAACCACATCAGGATTTACAGCAGATGCACCAGGGAGTGATCTTTGTAATGAACTCCCACCAAGCATTTTTTGTAGTGGAATTTCTGATACGTTAGTATTCCCACCACCACTCAATAAATTAGTTTTACCACCAGATAAAGTTTTTTGCTCATCTAAAATATTTACTTTAGCGGCAACCATATCCGCTGTTTTTTCTTTCTTATCACGATTATCCAGATACTTTTTAACAGCATCAATAACTCCCCCAAGATAATCTACATTACCTCTGTTGTCTTGATATGATAGGTATCCGTGTGCCATTATTGTTTAGCTGCTTCGCGAGCTTGCTTGATTTGTTCTAAGTGTTGCATCAAGAGACTAACGTAAACTTGACGCTCCCATGGTATCATGTTTTCAATTTCACTCAAATTATATTTATGATGCTGCATCAAAGAAAAATTAGTTTTATAATATCCCTCTAGCGTATTATGAAAGAGGGCTATCCGAAAAAATTGGATAATCCAGTAAGTACAAATTCAGATGGTTCTCCAGTATTTGGATTGATTACGGTAAATTTGTGCTCTAGTCTAGGACAAGATTGGAAGAATTCTTGAATTTTTTCAAATTGAGTGTTGGTAAGATTTTCTACAAATTGAACAAATTCTTTTTTTGATGTAGTAGAACTATCATATACGCCTTCAGCATCAAATATTTGATCGACACAATCAGCAATGATTTCAATAATTCCTTCAGCAGATGGAGACTGTCCCATAACTGATCCAGTAATAAAATCATTCCACTGTGGATATTTCATGATTACACCCATATCATCAGATAGCATGATTTTATTACTATGCCCTTCTGGTTTGATAACATTAACCTCAGACAAATTCAAATTATATTGAACTTTTGTTGTATTATCATCTTTACAAGTTACTTTCATTTCAACAATTTCGCCTACAGACACAGCGCGAATTTGAAGAAAAATATACTCCAAATCAAAAATTGCTAAATTTTCAATTTTTACTCTAGATTGAATACAACCTTTTAATGCAGTTTTTACAGCTTCTTCAATTTGTTTTTCGTCATTTGTTTCTAATGCCAAAAGAAGTAGTTTTTCTTCTTTTACGACAAATGGACGATATTTAATTTTTTTGCCATTAGACGGAATTTCCAACTCATAGGTTGGAAGCACAACTTGTGGTAATGCCATTATGTTCAGATCATATCATATTAATATTTAGTGCGACTTTTTTAAGCAAAAATGAGCAGGAAAAATTTTCCCACTTTCATGGAATTGAAAAATCAATTTTGCTATGCTACGTCGCCATTAGCTCCTCTTAAATCTGCCAAACCAGTCTGTCTTTGTGCCTCTGATAAAATAGACCTTCCAGTAATGGTTTTAAATTCTTGTACTAATGGTTTTCCTGTTACCGCAGTAATATCTCTATTAATAGTGTAGTGTCTCTGATATTTAAACTGAGCAGTAACTTTAGTAATTTGAGAAGATCCAAACTGAAGTGGGATAGCATCAACGGCATATGGATATGCCTTCTCCATAACATATGTGATTGGTTTTCTTTGTGTTGGTGAATTTGGACCAGATTCAGTTTTAGTAATTTTTATAGTGCTAGCATAATCATCTTTATATGCTAGTCTAGTCGATCGATTTTCAAGATAAGTTCCACTTTCAATAAAACCAGTTTCATTAAAAATAGATCCATACCACAAATTCAAAGATTTCAAAAGATTCAAATTAGCATCCAACATAAAAGAAAGTTGAAATTCAGTAAAGACCCTGGTATGGGGATAATCTACAGATCCCAATCCAACATAAAGACCATTTTGTGTCCCAGTAGCAGTATTTACATTTGGTAATTGTGCTTCATCACAGAAAAATTCAACTTCCTCTGAATTAAAATATGCCGCAGCAGGTCCTTCAAAACTAACCACAAAGTTATTACTAAATGACATACCGCCATTTTTTGCAACTGTGCTTAAGAATCTATTGATTGACACACTAAATACCTATGTTGGTCCTTCTATATTTATGGCGTACTCAGGATTTTACAAACCTAAAAATCCTACTAAGTACCGTGGCAATCCTTCAAACATAGTTTATAGGTCGCTATGGGAACGTAAGTTCATGGTGTTCTGTGATAGTAATCCCTCAATAATCGAATGGGGTAGCGAAGAGATAATTATTCCCTATCGCGCACCTGATGGTAAGGTAAGACGAT